TAATACCAATTCGTTATATGCTTATTCGACTACTTTAAGATTGTTTCGTTGGTCTTCTGGAACTTCAATTTTCCACACAATAGCACCATACACATATAATGATAATTTAAATATATCTTTTTATTCAGCAGAATCAGATGCTTTAATGTATGTGAACGATAATAGTGCTACTATTAATTCAAATATTGTAGGTGATATAAGTAGAATCACAATGACAGGTATTACTATTGGTTCAAGTGCTACAAATAATCTTAATCAACTTGGCACATTTCAAGAGTGTATAATTTACGCGTCAGATAAAAAAAGTTCTTTGGCTGATTTAAACACAAATGTTAACACATACTATTCAATTTATTAACTATGAACATATTAAACTTTTTTAGAGACGAAAAGAATAACAACAAAGGTTGGTTGGATATTAAAATAAATAAATTATGGCAGTAGGAATTACAATTAACGATACAATACAAGTGTTTAACGCTATCCCTAGCACGTTTAACAACACTTTGAACTACAACAGTATAAACAACGAAGTACAACAGATAGCCGATGGTTGGCGAGATGTAGTGCAACCGAGTTACAATACAGAGACACAGCGTAAAGGGGTTATCTTTTTTGATACACCGAACGACGTTTACACTTATGAGGTTATTGATTTAACCGATGAACAGATACAAGCTAATATTGTTGCACAAACTGAAAGCGAAAAGCAACAGTTAATACAGCAAATAGTAGAAAAAGATATTGTTGCAAACGCACAAACAGGCGACGATACATCTAGTTTAGATGCACAGGCTTTATTTCCTATGTGGAATGGTAACGGTGTTGCTTATGAGATAGGTTTTAAAGTACAAAGTTTCTTAGCGGATAACACGCTTGTTCTTTATCGAGTTGTGCAAGGCCATACTTCACAACCTGATTGGATTCCTAGAACAGTGCCTGCGCTTTTTACTAGGGTTGCATATCCTGATGAGATACTGCCATGGGTACAGCCAATCGGTGCAAGCGATGCTTATAGATTAGGTGATAAAGTAACACATAATGGTCAGATATGGGAAAATACAGGAAGTGATGCAAATGTATGGGAACCTGGGGTTTTTGGATGGACAGTAATATAAATATAAATATAAAATAATATGAAAAAATTTTGGTCAAACTTTCGAGATAATAAGAATTAGATTATAAACTAAAAAGGGAGGCTATTACAGCTTCCCTTATTAATTACTTCTTACTTTTCTTCTTCCTACCACAAATATAAGGTTATTATTTAATAAATAAAGGGTTAGTATGAAAAAGGGTTAGTATGACATTTTTCATACTTTTTTCATACTAAAAAAAAAAATTAAGGATGTATTACATATATAATAAAATTTTTTGATAAATTTCTGCATATTTATTATAAAATAAGAATCACAAAAATAAAAATTTAATTTAAATGGCTGATAATAACAGAGTATTCGTAAGCCCTGGTGTTTACACTTCAGAGAAAGATTTATCATTTGTAACACGTAATGTTGGTGTTACTACCGCTGGTTTAGTTGGTGAAACTGCTAAAGGTCCAGCTTTCCAACCAATCTTCCTTTCTGACTTCTACGAATTTAAAGCATTTTTTGGTGGGACAAACCCAGCAAAATTTGCGGATACAGGATATCCAAAGTATGAATTACCATACATCGCAAAATCATACCTTTCAAGGTCTAACCAATTGTTTGTAACAAGAGTCTTAGGATTCTCAGGATATGACGCTGGACCAGCATGGGCAATAACTGCGGATAATAATCAAGTAATCGCTTTAATTAGAAGTAGAGCTGATTATGATGCTAACGAAATACTTAATTTTGAAGTTACTGGAACAACCGATTTAACTTTCGGTTCTTTAACTGGTGCTGAAGTTGATGCAAAAGCTGATTTCCAATTAACTGGAACGACTGCACTTGGAGTAACATTTAATTATAATGTTTCTTTCGATTCATCTAAGAAAAATTACCTTCCAAGAGTTATTGGAACATCTGCTTTAGATGGTCAAGCACCAATCTATGTAGAAGAAATTTTTGGTAATATGTTAGATAATCAAGTTATTTCTTCAGGAATTACAGGTATCGAATTATCTGGACTTACTGAATTTGCAAGTGAATTTGAAGATTATCAAACTGAATACTTACCAGCGGTGACACCATGGATAGTATCAGAGGTAAATGGTAATATAATTAAAAAATTATTCAGACTTATAACTATTTCTGATGGTAATTCAGCCAACTCTGAATTTAAAATTTCAATTGAAAATGTAAAACCTGATGCGAGAGAATTCGACATCAGAGTTAGAGCATTTAATGACCTTGATGCATCTCCAGTAACTCTTGAGAGATTTGCAAGATGTACAATGGACCCAACTTCTGACAACTTCGTTGCAAGAAGAATCGGTACATTAGATGGTTTTTACGCTTCTAATTCAAATTATGTTCTATTAGAGCTTGATACTGATGAAGATACATCAGCTTCATTCCCAGCTGGTTTCACTGGCGTACCAACAAGAGTATATGGAGCGGTTGATGCACCATCAATTGAATATAACCAATCATACTCACAATTTTCAAAAGTTAGAAAAATCTACTTAGGTCTTTCTGATACTGTAGGAATCGATAATGATTTCTTCAAATTTAAAGGTGCTGATGCAAGTGTAACATCTGGAATCACAAATGGTTTCCACATGGATATCGAAGCTTCAGGTGCAACATTAGACGGATATACATTCGTTAATGGTGATTCTCAATTCCAAACAGACGCACAATTAGACTTATCTGAAAATAGCTACAACAAGATTTACTCACGTAAATTCACATTAGCACCTTACGGTGGTTTTGATGGTTGGGATGTTTACAGACAAAGTAGAACAAATACAGACACATACACAGTAGGTGGTACTAAAGGTATTGCAGCATTAGCAAGTGGTACCTTTGATAGCAAAGTTACTAGTGATGGTGAATTAGGTACAACGGCTGATTATTATGCTTATAGAGAAGCTATCAGAACGTTTAATAACCCTGAAGCTACTAACATTAACGTATTTGCAACACCAGGTATTGATACATTAAATAACACTAATCTTATTGAAGAAACTGTTGATATGATTGAGCTTGAAAGATGTGATTCAATTTACATCTCAACAACTCCTGATTTTGAAAATGGAAGTGTGATAGATGTTGACGATGTTGTTGATAGATTAGAAAACACTGGTATTGATAGTAATTATACTGCAACATACTGGCCATGGGTACAAGTTAATGATACTGATAATAACGTATTATTATACTTACCACCAACCAGAGATGTACTTAGAAACATTGCTTTAACTGATAACGTATCATTCCCATGGTTCGCAGTAGCTGGTGTTCAAAGAGGTGTAGTTAACGCTATTAAAGCAAGAAAAAAATTAACTCTAGAAGAAAGAGATACATTATACGAAGGTAGAATTAATCCAATTGCTACATTCGCATCAGAAGGTATCGTAATCTTTGGTAATAAGAACTTACAAGTTAAAGAGACTGCTCTTAACAGACTTAATGTAAGAAGATTATTATTACAAGCTAGAAAATTAATCTCAGCTGTATCAATCAGATTATTATTCGAACAAAACGATGAAGTAGTAAGAAATCAGTTCAAGTCATTGGTTAACCCAATCCTTGAAAATATCAGAAGTGAAAGAGGACTTACAGATTTTAGAGTTGAAGTAGATAATACTCCAGAAGCAATTGATAGAAACGAACTTAATGGTAGAATCTTTATTAAACCAACAAGAGCGTTAGAATTTATAACTGTAGAATTCGTAGTGATGAACACTGGTGCATCATTCGATGATGTATAAAATAAAATAATATGTGGGGAAATTTTTTCCCCGCATATTTATTATTAAATAAACAAATTAAAAATATTAAAATATAAGAATTATGAGTGATTTATTAATGAAAATGCCTGTTCCTTACGAACCGTTAAAAAAGAATAGATGGTTAATGAGATTCCCAGCGGAATTAGGTATCCAACAATGGTGGTTACAATCTGCATCACGTCCATCAATTGAGCAAAATGAAGTTGAGATTCCTTTCTTAAACACTTCAACTTGGGTAATTGGTAGATTTACTTGGTCAACTATTGACGTAGTATTTAGAGATGCTATCGGACCTTCAACATCACAAGCTATTATGGAATGGGTAAGACTACAATCTGAATCTGTTACAGGTAGACAAGGTTATGCTGCTGGTTATAAAAAAGATATTGAATTAGAGATGTTAGACCCAACTGGTGTTGTTGTACAAAAATGGCAATTACAAGGGACTATGTTAACTAATGTAGGTTTTGGTGATTTAGATATGTCAGATGACGGCATCGCTGATATTACCGCTACACTTAGATTTGATAGGGCGATACTCATTTTCTGATTTTATATCATATTGATTATCAGTTATTTAATAATTAAATAATAAAATAGCTGTATCGAAAGTTAAACTTCCTTTACTTTTATACTATTTATTAGTATATTAAGGTAAAGGAATTTTTTATGGAACAATTTAAATGTAAAGAGTGTGAACGAGAATTTAAAACTTTAGATTCATTAAGAAGACACCGTAGTCAAAAACATAACATTAATTCAAAGGAGAGTTATATAGATTATAAATTAAAT